TTCTTGGACTCTACAACAGCCTTCGTAGCCTCACTCTTAGCATTGAAATACTTACCTAATAGTGGCCCAAGAGAAGCAACATCATCAACAGTCTTAGAAGCCTGTTTAATGAGCTTTACAGCACTCTGTATACCTGCTAGAGCTGTTACGGGGTCAATCATGGCATGGCCCAGAAAATCATGTAGCTACAAAATAAAATAAAACATAAAACTATTACTGCGGCAATAAATGCCACAGCCCAGTTTTTCATTTTAGGCTCGCGAAGATGATGCCGGCCATGCTGGTGAGCATGATGCCTGATACCCCAAGCATGATGTTTTCGAGGCGCTTAATTCTGGCACACAGCATCTCATAGCGCAATGTGCAAACATCTACATGGGCATTGAGTTGTGCTTGTGTCGGGTCCATAACTTATTACCAAGGCGTACCAGTAGCTTTTACAGGGTTTTTCTTCAACTCAATCTGAGCCGCCAAAGCAGACTCAGTAGCTTCTTTGTCTACACTTTCCCACACCCAATTAAGGACTGTGGCTTCTGTGAGGGATGCGTAAGGAATTGTAGGAGTGCCTTCAGCCCATGAGACTGTTGCGTAGGCAGAGGCAGAGTGATCTCCATCTACTGCTGTGCAAGTCCAATGGGCAGTTGTTACAAAACCATCGGCTGTGTTGCGATCAAGGTTTACGATAGACCAAGTTACTGACATGATGTTTTCCTTTTAAAGATTAGCGGCATCCAAACGAGCCTTGAGTGATTCAATGATTGCTTGTTGTTCTTGGATAGCCGCTGTCAATGTAGCTACCAAGAATGATGTGTCGATACCTTGGTACTTAGGATTGCCTTCAGCGTCAACAGCATCCTTTGTTCCAGTCACAGCATTAGGACAAACTTCTGCCAACTCGTGAGCAATAAAACCCTCACCATTAGAACCATCAGCGTTCCACTTGTATGTGCAAGGCTTGAGCAGAGCCACTTTTGCCAATGCCCCTGTCATCGGAGCAATGGTATTCTTTAGGCGATAGTCGGATGAAGTGTTATAGGCAGTTGCAGAACCTGTGCAAGCAATCGTTCCAACAACACCAACAGAACGATTTGTAAATTCGTAATGAGTGGCAGATGTGGTGCTATCTGATTCGTAGTGGTATGAGCGAACAATTGGTTGCGATGCAGACGTACCAGACGTATTTGCAAAAATAGCCGCAAATGTAGCTCCTCCAGTATTATATGAAGTTACTCGACCTGTTCCTATTCCTGATGATGTTGTTCCAACAAGCAAATTCCCACCATCCGTCAATGTCATGGCTTGGGTGAAGGTAATGGCGTTTCCTGCTGTTCCTGATGGGGCGGTAGACCATTGGTGTGCGCCATTAGATGCCACATGACGATACCGACCAGCAAAACCTGTTGTCAGGTAAATATCGTTGCCGCTAGAGTTGACAAAAGCGTTATTTGAAAACGCAAAGAAGTCTGTATTTGATGTCAGAGAGCCATTGCTGCTGACTTGCAGCGTCTTGTAACTGCTGAACCAAGCACTAGGAGTAACTCCCAAGCCTAGATTGCCAGAGGAGTCGAGGCGTAAACGCTCTGTGTCGTTTGTAATAAAACGCAAGTAGTGGTTTGTTGTTGAACCAAGCAAGATGCCAGTACCATCAGAGCCAAAGTAACCTGTACGAGTTCCATCTGTTGCTGAAATGTAACCACCAGAAACAGTCAACTTTGTAGAAGGACTACTTGTACCAATACCCAGACCTGTGCTGGTTAGGCGCATTTGCTCGGAGCCGTTGATGTAAAACGTAAGTGGGTAATTATTACCTGACGCCAAAAATGCCGTACCGCCAGAAAACACACCATACTGCAAATTATTCAACGACTGAGTTACCTGACCATAAATCTGGTTATCGTTTAATCCTGCATTCCAGTTTGCAACTAGGCCGCTAGTGGCAGAGGTAACAACTTTTGGAGTGGTGGTTGTAGTCCCATCAAAAGTAAGCGCAGAACCGCTTGTAACAACCTTAGATCCGTTTAAATACGCAACTCCGTTAGCAGTACCACCAGAGAGTGTGGGGTTTGCTGAAAACGATGATGTGCCAGTAGATGTCAATGTCCCTGCAACACTCAAAGTCTTACCAGCGCCAACATTTAGACCAACACTTGTGCCAGTGCCTGCGGCAGCAAAAACAGCATCAACACTGTCCAAGTCGGTATTGATCTTAGTACCCCATGTGTCGGTACTTGCTCCAACTTCTGGTTTGGTAAGTAATAGATTTGTGGTGGTTGTATCTGCCATTTTTTGCTCCTAGCGCTCAATAGGTGTCCAAGTTTCTTGATTATCAGCGATCTCTGTCCAAGTTTCTGAACTATCTGAGATCGGTGTCCAAGTCTCTGGGGCTGTAGAAATAGGTGTCCAAGTCTCTGAATTATCAGACTCTGGCGACCAAGTCTCTGGGCTGTCTGCAATGTCATTCCAGAGATAGGCGCCGGCAATAGAGTCAAAAGATGCAGCCGACTCGGACAGTGCAGAGAAATAGATGCTGCCTGGCGCATTGATGCTGTCAAAAGCCTGGACTAGCTCAGAGACAGAGGCGCTGAAGGTTGAGGCATCTACAGACGCTGAGTCTTGGGCTGATGTGGTTTCTGCAATTGGGCCGGTTAAATCTGCCAGCGCTGCTGCACTGTCAATGGCCTGCAAAGCCTCGGATATAGATGAGAAAAAGTCTACAAGACTGAAAGTTGTATCAACAGCTGCCGCCGTCTCTGAAACAGATGCGGATCGCTCCTGGCCCGTTAGTCCAGCAATTGCAGCAGAAGATATTGCATGGAGGCCAAACACATTAACCTTTATGCGTCAGTCGCACCTTCAAACTCAGGCTTTTGCTTGATGATTGCATACAGGGCTGCTCGGTCTGCACCCGCTACATAGTCATCACCTGAAATCTGAACTTTACCTGCTGACAATGGTTGTTTACCTGCATCACGGGCTTCTTTAGAAGCGTATCCGTAAAAGGTTACTTCTGTTCCACGACCTTTGAAGTCTTCTTGAACAGCACCAATGTTCCAATAAACCGAGGGAACTCCGAAGTCTGTATCTACTGATTTGAGTAATGCCATGTTGTTTCCTTTAAAAAATTATGCAATAACTGCAAGTCTGCGAACTGTACCACCAGAATCTTTAATTTCAATATAGCCTTGGATTGTCAAAGCCATGTTTGCTGTGTAAGTGCCGAAGCGCACATTGCCTGTGCCTTTGGGTGTAAACACAACGTCAATGTCGGTGTTGCTTCCACGGGCTTGAAGGCTTGGGCTGTTTCCTGTTGTCGCACCATTTAGCTGCAACGAATTAACAGCAGATGCAACAGCACCAGTCCTAAATTGTTCTGCACTATTAGCGTTAAAAATAATGCTAGCGTTGCCTTTAGACGCAATGTTTAAAATGACGTTGGCATCTGAGCCTTGCGTTGAAATAACAGGTTGATTACCAGTAGCCGCCCCCGTTACTTGTACATAGTTAACAGCAGAGGCTGTGTGGGCTACACGCATCTGTTCAGTAATGCTGGTGCTTGAAGTGCTAAATCTAACGCTTCCAGTACCTTTTGCCCCAACATAAAGACTAGCGTTGGCGTTACTTCCTTCTGCTAGCGCAAGTGCATATCCGTTTGCCGTTGCTTGCACCATAAAATGTGCATCAGGCGTTGCTTGCGCTGAATCTCTCAATAACAATGAGTTACCCGCAGGGGTTTGAAACATCATTGATTGATTAGTAATAGTTCCTGTAGTTGTGCCAAGACTTTTAACAACTGTTTGCGAACCCACAGTAGCATAAGCCGCCGCACCACTACCACCGCCACCTGAGAAAGTTACTGTTGGTTGTTCTACGTAGCCACTACCTGCGTTGGTGATGGTGAAAGCAACTGTGCCTATTCCGTAGGTCAAATTTAATGTTGCGCCAGACCCTGTACCTCCTGTGGTGGACACTGGGTTTGTTGGTAAAACTGAATATTGGTTAAAGTTTAAAGGCGTGACTGAAGTGACTGCACCACCAGAAACACCTGTTACTGTATATGTAGCCGCACTAGTGATAGCTGTACCACCAACAATTGTAAGAACATCTCCGTTTGTATAACCTGTTCCACCCGACTGAACAGTCGCAGTGTTTGTAAACATTGAGCCAACAGAAGCAGTAGCCTGTACACCACCTGCCGTAGTAGGAGCAGAGATTGCAACCGTTGGCAAAGACGTATATCCAGAACCACTAACAGTCCTCGTAACAGCAGTAACAGTACCACCATTAGAGATATTTACCCCTGAACTACCAGCGGCTAGGTCTATTGCTCCTGTTCCTTTGGATTGAAATACTTGGGAGATGTTGGTGTCTGTGCCTTGAGCCGATAAAACTGGAGCAGAGCCAGCTACTGATGGAGCGACTGCAATGTAATTTGTTGCCGATGAAACATGTGAGATTCCAAATGCAATGTTGTTTGCATTACCACTAAAGAAAATAGAAGAACCGCCTTTTGCATAAATATTTAAACCAGCGGTAGCATCGCTGCCTTGCGCTGAAATGGTTGGTCTTGCTCCAGTAGCCGCACCAGTCACCTGAACGTAATTGACTGCTGATGCGGTGTGGGAGACACGCATCTGCTCTTGGTTGGCTGTGTTTGTGTAAAACCGAACAGCACCAGTTGCTCTAGATGACAAAGCAAGAGCCACGTTTGAACCAGATGGGCCGCTTGCTGTCAGATACACCTCATCTGCTGTGCTTCCCTGCGCTGTTAGATACCTAGTGGAAGACGCAGTATTTAAAACCCGCAACCCCTCAGCCCCTGCCACACCACCTAAAGAAGTCTGCCCCGTAGCAGTAAGCGTAGTAAACGTACCAGCCGCAGGGGTTGTGCCTCCTATGACTGTGTTGTTGATCGTGCCGCCTGTGATGGGGTAGCCGTCTACATTACCTGCTGCGTCTTCATAAACAGCCCGACCTGCGGGGTAGTCCACAAACACATCTTTAGTGCCTGCTGAAAAATTGACCAGCGACCCGCTATTGCTAGAGGACAGCACCGTGTCGCGGCTCAGCGTTGTGCCTGATGCTGTATATGTGCCAATGCCCACTTCCCACTCAGAGGCCGACTGGTTGGCAATGACATAGTAGGTCGTGTTTGCATTGCCCACAGCGGCAAACGATTGGTAGCCAGATACCGCACCTAAAAGTGTTGCAGTCCCAGTCCCTGTGACTGTCGTGGTTTCTCGGACACGATCCGCAAGCACTAAAGCCATCTAATGACCTCTTTAAGTAGCGTCAAGGGAAAATGTATAAGTCACATTCAATGTATCGCCAGACACAACAGCTCTGTCGCCTGGTGACTGAAAGTCAGAGGCCGAGAAAAGAATGCCAGATGTGCCAGTGGCCACACTAGCCAAAAATGCACCAGCCACTGTGCCACCAGCACCGCTGATTGCAAATGAAGTGCTTGATGTACTGATCACAGATGGATCAGCTGTCGTGGCCGTGCCAAATGTGGCAGCCTTTCGGTTGCCACTGTAATTGCTGAATTCAGTCCAGCCGGCGTGTGATGCCAAAGTGTCAGCTGCCGCAATCGTTGTCCCAGAGCCTGGTCCAGTAATCAACCCCAAGTACCAAGTTGTAGTCTGTGTGGCAGCATCTAAATAAGTTGCAACCATATTTTGCAGACCCTCATTCACCACCAAGTTGTGTGACTTTTCAGTCCACTTGACTTGGCCATCAGCACCAATGCACTCAAAGCAATAAATGCCACCAGCTTTGGCAAAAGACTGGTTTTGAGTACCAGCCACTAGGCCAGCTGCCACAGCGTCTACAGATTTTGCAATTTCATTTGACATGGTTATTTATCCAAAAGTTTTTGCACGGGTGAGCAATGTGCCGCCAGAAGATGACCCGCGATCATCAGCAATTTGAAGATCATTAATGGCACGATCATATAGCGCTGACCATGTCGAGATTCTCGCATCATCTTGCAAGTATGGTGCAGCTTGGAGCAATGATCCATACAGATAAATGTCTGGACTCGATGTCAAAAGCCAGTTGCTGGCCACACTGCTTGATAACTTTGTCAACTTCGCGTAATAGGTAAGCTCAGTCGTGTAGTTGCTGTCTGGTGTTGGGACCAGCCTGAGCTGGTCACCAACCACGCCAAAGAATTTTGGTTTGCCACTGGCTGTGTATTTGGTTGATTCAGCATCTAGCGAATCAATGCTCAAAAACTGCAATGGGGTTTGCGGATTGGTGCTGGTGAGCTTTAAAGATTTGGTTTCCAAAAAGTCAGCAGGCACGGCGCCATATTGAGCGTCAAAAGACGCATTGGCCCTGACGATCATCTGCCTGGTGCGCAGTGTTCTTTCAAGCTGCGCCTCGGCCAGAGAGATAAAGTCAGGAATGGCATTTGTCAGGTCTGACCGGTTAAGCCAGTCACCAATGGATGTCTTTAGCTCTGTGTAGGTTGTCAGTGCCATTATTGGGCCTCTTTTTCCATCTCTTCTTTCACAATCCAAGTGTGTTCATGGCGATATTCAAATGTGCCAATGTGGCCAATTTCCTTTGAGACATCATGGTCGATGTAAACCTTGTAACCTAACTCTTGAGCCTTCTTACAAAAGAACACATCTTCACCCATGTAGCCCCGTGTGGTCTGCCATGGCATATCAAACCATGGCTCGCTCATACCCTCAAACACCTCGCGCTTGATCAGCATTATGCCAGTGCCAATGCTTCCCACCTCTTGCAATCCAGTAGATTCTGGCATGGTGTAGACCGGCACTCGCTTGTCGTTTTCGTCATAGTTTTGAGCTGTCGGACCAGTGGGCATTCTGCGCCTAGCGCAATTGGCAGCCACAATCTCTTTGTCGTGGGCCAATAACCTGCCAACCATGTCCTGTGGAAATGTCATGTCAGAGTCAATGAAAAGGATATGTGTGCAGCCTTCTCTCATGGCATCCAAGCAAAGGTCAGCCCTTTGGTTTTGGATAATCGTGCCTTGCATCAATTTCAGACTGATTGCGTCTGTGGTGTTGAGTGTGTGATACGCCACCATATTGACCATGCAATATGTGTAATTGGTGTGGACCTGATCACGGGCAGGGGTGCAGACTGCAATGTAGTTCATACTTTTCCAGGTCGAGTTCTAAAGAATTGATTGTCGCTGTCGTTCAGCCATTTTTTCATGTATTCCTGATCATCGATCTTACCCTCGGCCTTCATCTTGTAATAAAGAGCTTCTGGGATGGATGCGACCAAGTGCCATTCACCTTTCCATGTGGCCTTTTCATCTACAGCGTTGTAGATGGCCTTGTTGGCCTCAATGACATCAGTCACATCTTGCTGGGTCTGGATGGTGACTTCATCGTTGTCGGTGTTGTAGTGCCAGGTGCGTGTAATGCCATGGTCTTTGTTGACATCAAATAATTTTTTTTCAATCATGTTAAAAAAAGGGCCAAGTTTCCCTGGCCCTTTCAGTTTGCCTTCGATTAAGAAGTAACCAAGTCTGCTGCCAGACCATGGGCGTTTTCAGCTGTCACTTTGTGGCCCCACTCAACGATCAGCATACGCTTTTCAGCATCGCCAGTCTTGGCCAATTCGACTTGCTGATAAGGGCGCAGCACTGTCATCTTGGCGTAGTCAGGATCGATCACCCATGCATCGCGCTCGCGTTGGAATCTATTCGCGATCACCTGCACATTTCCGAAGTCACTGACGTAGATGTCAACGGCGCCGACCAATGTTGCAGGCTTTGCACCACCATCGATGTTGAAGCGGCTGGAAGCAATACCAGAGAAACCTGACACGCGCTGCTTGTTGACAGGACCGCACATCAAAATCTTAGGTGTACCACCAGCTGTCCACACCTTCTGAATCACATTCTTGAGAATGGTTTCAGTGAATGTGCGCACATTGCCATCTGTACGGGCGCTGTTTGGCAGCGTTGTGTAAGATGGGTCAACGCCGTTGGTCTGCTTGTCGGTGTTTGTTTTCACAAACGCGCCCAAAGATGCAGACACACGGGCAGTTGTCGAATCGCCAGCAACAGCAATGCCGCCGTTGAGCATGACGAATTCTTGGTCACGTTTTAGCTCGCTTCCGCGCTTCGCGATTTGGTAGGCCAGCTCACTGCGACGACCAGCCTTGTTCACCACTTCTTCAGTAGCTGACAAGATGATTGTCTTGCGTGAAATCTGTGCATAGTTTTGCAAACGCACAGTAGCTGTCACCGCATCAAAAGACGAGACATCGTCACCCTCTAACTGGGCATTGGCAGCAGCTGCGGCCAATGTATCTGTTTGCCACTCAAATAAGCTGTTGGACACATTCTCGCGGCCAATGTTGCTCATGTAAGGGGTCTCTTCTGGTGCAATGTTTGTGATCACATTGGACAAGTCTTCGCGGATACCCTTTGCAGAGTAGGTTAAAAATGTATTGCTAACGATAGCCATAATTTCCTCATTTCAATAAAAGTTCAATTGCAGAGGCCGCATCATCGATGCGACCGGTTTTTGCAAGACGCTGCTTTGCTCGCGTACTTTCAGTTGTTGTCGAAACCCGACCAGCTGCACCAGGCTT